TGCTCTAAGAAATTTTTCTTTAATTCTTTCACCATCTCTTTCCGAACCTCCAATGATACTACCGATTTTTTTTGAACCTGCTCCATAGATGAATGCATAAATAAAAGTTTTGCTCTCATCTCTTGACCCCAAACCAGCAGCAATTTGATTTGTAGTGTGTATATCTCCATTAACGACTTCATGTATATAATCCTTATCATTCATGTAGTGTGCTAACATCCTCAACTCAAGACCTGAAGCATCAACACCTACTAATTTATAACCTTTGTTTACCACCCATAATGCTCTGCACTCTTTACCATAAGGTGAGTACACAGCAGGAATTTGAGCCATGTTGGGCGACTGATGGCTCATCCTTCCAGTTATTGTACCATTGGTAATAACTCTACCATGTACTCTACCATCTTCCTTAACTGCTTCTATCCAAGAACTTACTTGAGCAATTCTTTTCTGAAGCATTAAGAATCTGTTTATCAATTTAGCTTCTGGTATATTTGTAATACCAGATAATACTTTCTCGTCAACAATAGTATGACCTTTCTCAGTTTTCTTTTTTGGTTTCCATCCAAGTAAAACTAATCGTTCTGCTATTTGTTGTCTCGAACCTAAATTAAATTCTTTGTATTTAACTTTTATAAAGGGAACTCCTTTAACATAACCTCTTGATTTGTTATTAGACTTAGGAATAAATGTTGTCTCTTCTTTTAAAGGTGGAAAAGTTTCTCTTACCTTTGAAGTTAAATCATTCATGTCTTCTTGAAACTGACATTGTAATTCATACGCATTAATTATATCAAGTTTAAAACCTTTCTCATGTTGCTTTTGAATTATAGTAGCAACCTTATGTTCTAACTCTATTGATTGTCCAAAGTCTTTTGTTTTATTTATTAAAAACTTATATAGTCTTTCAGTTACTTCAACATCATTCCTACAATACTTTAACATATCTTCAGTAAAGAAATCAAATTGTTCAAAGGGAATTTTCTTTTGTCCTAACTTCATACCCCAATTCTTAAGTGAATGACCACCCTCTATCATAGGATTTAATACTCTAGACATTACTAAGGTATCAGTCACCTTACAATTTTTAAATAAATCATAACCAAAAATTTTATTAACAACTGGTATATCAAATCCAATTATGTTATGACCTATAACTTCTTCACTTTGTTTTATAAACTCTTCAAACCTATGAAGTTTATCTTCTCTAAACTGATAGTAGGTGTCACCATGTTTACACACAATGCACCATATCTTATCAGCAGTCATGGTTGTTTCTATATCAAAGACAACTTGTTTAAAAGTCATCTGACTTTACCTCTGTCAATCTACCAGTATCAACATCGTATCTTAAATCACAACAAGGACCAGTAATACCAGAGAATCTATTCTTTAATACTCTTATCCTAGTAGTGTTCCTAATTTCAGGGTCTTCATTCTGTGCGTCTCTCTCAAGACCTATAACCATGTCACTTAGCTGACCTATACTTGCTGACCCTCTAAGTTGTGATAGTGAAGTTGCTGCACCTTCCTCGTGACCCTTACCTTCTGGTCTTCTTAAGTGCGATACAACTATCATAGATACTCCAGTCTCTTGAACAAGTGTTCTAAGTCTAGTCATAATTTCATCTAAGGCTCTTCTCTCATCACCATGTTGTTGGTCTGATACAATAATACTTATATGGTCAATGACTACATACTTACAATCTAAACCTTTAGCTAAGAATCTAACTCTTGAAACAATATTATCAATAGAGTTAGAGCCGAAATGGTCAAACATAAATACTCTACCAGTACCTACTGTTGCATCGAAATAAGTTTTCATTTCTTCTTTACTAACATGAACATCTGGTAAGTGTAATCTTTGATTAGCTTCAACACTCATCAAACCTTTTGAAGTTATAACTGGTGTCTCCTCTAACATTAACAAACCAATATTATCTTCAGTTGATTTTATAATGTGATGTACTACCTCTCTCATTACTTGTGTCTTACCTAGTCCAGACCCTGCTGTAAAGGTTACTAACTCTGATGGTCTTAAACCATAAGTAATTTTATTCAATCCTTCAAATGGATACTGAACAAATGATTTTGTTATTGGTTTAAGTACATCATCTAATAATGTATTAGCATTTATAATTCCATCTGGTGCAAATACTTTAGCATCCCAAAATGTTTTGTTATATATTTGTATTTTGTTTTTACTTAAACAATCTGAAGCATCTTTAAATCCTTCAGGTAGATGCATAATCTTACATTTTCCTGGTGAGAATAACTCTGCTACTTTCATAGCACCATCAAGACCATGCTCATCATTATCAAAATTAACAATGACATTATCAAAATTATTTTCTAACCATTCTAAACTTGTCTTAATATCTTTAACTGCTGAAGAGATACCATTCTTAATACTAACTACTGGTGTGTGGTATGTTCCTTTTAACATCATCTGATAAGCTGATAGAGCATCTAACTCTCCTTCAGTTACGATAACATATTTATTTTTAGAAAAAAGATGTTGACCAAACAGTCCAGAGTTTTTAGTATTACCTTGTATGCTAAACTCTTTTAACTTAGTGTATCTAGTTTTGGTTGCTATCTTTGCACCTTGAGTATCATGGTAAGGGTAGTAGTGATTAGTTATAGTACCCATGTTATCCATCTTAACTGTCACTCCAAACTTTTTGCAAGTTTGTTCTGAAATATTTCTATCTATAATTTCTGCATAGTTAGATTCTTTCATGTAATCTTTTACTTCGTATTCATTGTTACTGTTTGTTGTTGGTTGTAATTCCATATCATATTCCTTTATGTATTCTTGACATGAAAAACAATATGCTGAATTGTCTGCGTTCACAGATACTGCATCACTACTTGAACATAGTGGACAGGGTAAGTGAAACTTTACAAAGCCATTCTTATTTATTTCTTCCATTGTCGCCCTTATTATTTATACTTGATTCAAAAAAAAAGAGAGCCGACCTACTACAAGTCGACTCCCTCAAAGGATAAAAATGACAGCACATTTCATGCCTTCACTTTTGTGAGTTTACTATACTAAAAATCTTCCTTGATGTCAACACCACCGACTGTTGGTGTATCTTCAAACTCTTCTTTAGGTGTATACTCAATTAAGTCTAGTACCTTAACAGCTTGTAAGTCTAAGCCTATACCAGTCTTATTTTTGTAGTTCCAAGAGTAGGGTTTGTACATAACATTTACTTTACTTCCGTTACCTACAATTTTATCAAGTGCTACTTTATTAGCATCAACTAATGTTGGTTGTGTATTCTTATCACCATTAGCTTTAGATACTTTTCTTTTAAATCTAACTATGTTAGAAATAGTTTGGTCATCTATAACAGTTTCACCAACAGCAATCCCTTGACTTTTTAAGTCCTCTGCTGTCTTATCATCTACTGCTACATCGATTCTCCACATAGGTTCAAACTTTTCGTTTGGTCGTGTCAGAGAAGCCCAGTAAGCTGTGCCTTCAATTATTGCCATATGCATTTTCCTTGTTGTTATTGTTATTATTAATTGTTATTGTTAAACTATCATACTTCTTCATCGATGTCAACACTTGTTTCAACTTTATTTTCAAGTAGTTCTTCTATCTTCTTATCAATGTTTAGTTTAATAGTTTGTTTCCTATTCAGCTTCTCCTGAAGTTCAGCTATCTTTGACCCCATAGATTGAACATCTGAATTAGCCTGTTCTAATTGTATTAGAATTTGTTTAATCTTACTATCCTTTTGTACGATAGTTTCATTTAGTTCTTGTTTCTCTTTTGTTAAATCAGAGATTGAAGATTTATATTCTTTTAATAAAGCTTTGTCTGTCATTTTTTTAACTCCCTAGCATATACATAATCATTTTTATTATCATGTTCTTCATAACAAGTATCACATATTTTTGTGTTTCTATTATGTACATATCTTCTCATGCTACCCCCATGCATAGTAGTCGCACAGTTGTAGCAAGTATCTCTAAAGTTTAAACCTCCATCCATCATTCCCATATTATTTTATACCTATACATCCTTCAGTAAAGAGTTCTTTTAATGGAAGTACTACACACTTGGATGCTCTGTAGTCTCCAATACTTTTAGTGTGTGTCTTCTTATATTTCTTTACTATTTTTTTTAGTCTTGATACTCTAAAGACTAACATACAATGTTCTTTACCATCAAGTTCTAAGATATGAAACCACCATTTAGATTCTGTCTTGTCTATACCAGATGGTTTATCTCTAAACTCATACTCAATTGCTATGTTGCCAGTCTTTCTCCACCAACTTCTTTCTGTTTTAATTTCTACCTTACTGCCTTTAAGTAAGTCAGCTACTCTCTTCTCTCGTATCTGTCCATACTCTAAGTCTAAATCAAACTTAGTATTTTTTTTCCCTGTTGCCATTAGTATTGTATCTCCTGATGAAAGCTACAGATGTAATGAGTCAAAAACTTATTAAGATTTTTATTCTTAAATAGTTTTTTAGCATTAGCTTTCTCAAGCTGTTGGAACTTTCTGATTATAAATGTTGGTTCTAAGTTTGCGTAATCGCATATCTCACAGAAGTGATTATCTGTTTTTGAAAACCAAGCTTTTGCTTCTTGGATTATTTGTCTTCTTCTGTTTCCCCATGCATGAATATCTACATCCAATGCATCCATAAAGGCTCTCACTATAACACTACGATATAATAAAACATCTGGTGTTATTGCTCTACCTTCGCCTTGTCCTAAGTTAGTACTGTTTAATATCATATTTCATTTTATCAAATGAAACTATATCTAATCCTAATCTACTGTACAATCTTCTAGAGAAACTTTCTTATTAGAATTTTTGGTAGCTTTTGATTTTTCAAGTTTACTTTTAAAAGTATCTTCATCAATCTCCTCTACTGTATGTCTAGTAAGTTTAACTTCTCTTTCAATTATATTAGAATAAGGACTCCAATTTAAATTCTCCTTAGCTTGTTCCAATGTAGTGCCTGAATTATAATAGTCTTCAACGCATACATCTACATTGACCCATGTTTTTTTTAAAAAGAATTTGCTCATATTAGATATAGTCCTGTCTGTAAAATGTTTGTGAATAAAAGTTATGCCTTTTATATGAAGACAGTATCTTTATTATACTCCTAAACATTTGCTTTAGCAACCCTCAATTAAAATAAATAAGTCTAATAATATCAAAGGTTTACACACAATTCAGTTGCCTTTCGTTAGTTAATTATGTTGGTTGATGACCTATCTCTACCATTATTTTCCATTGCTCTCTATTAGCCATAGCACATTGGTCAAATTTTATCATAGCCTCATCTGCATTCACAGCATTGATAAACATATCAAAATTAAATACTTGATTATGGAATACATAAACAGCATTGTCTACTGCGTCTCTTTCTTTTGTTTTATATTTTTTCTTTTTCATTATATTCTCTCAACTCTTTGAGAGACTTGTTCTTTTATTAAAGCTTTAAGTTTTTTATCTTGTGCTTTACTTCCAAAGCCCATCACTTCAACATGACTATCAAACCAATCTTTAGTAGGTTTTGTTTTCTTAATTGTTTTTATTTTTTTAGTTTTCATTTAAGGTATCTCCTTTATTATTTCTATTGCTCTTGCTTTAGAAGGAAGTCTTTTAATATAACCCTTCCATTCTATACACCCAAGCATTTGATATACACTACTCTTTGAAACAACATTCATAAAATCTTTCATCTCTTCAAAGCTTGGCATAAACTCATGTTGTTTTTTATATTTCTTTATAAACTTATAAAGACTTAATTGTTTCTTAGTTAACATACTGCCTTTCTAAAATGGCATACCATCATTATCTTCAGTATCTTTTTTAGTAAAAGGAACATCGAAATAAAAATTATAATCCATTGTTTGTTCAAAACAAAAATAACTTATACTATCATACTCATTACTATCCATCATAAGTTTAGCATAAGAGTTTGCTAATTGTCTAGTAGCAAATCCTCTATCATAAATAAACTTATCTGAGTGGTCGAACTTACTCATCACTACATATTTTTTTAGTGTCATTTCTTTTTCCTTTTGTTATGTTTGCCCATGTACCAATCTCCAGGCTCATAGTTCCATCGCTTACCATGATGTCCTCTTATATCAGCATACCACATTCGCAATCTTACTATTAATTTTTTAAATATCATCATACTATTATAGCAGGTTTTAAAATAAAGTCAAGCATTAATTTAATGTTTTTTCTTTACATATTTTATTCTCTATCATCCAACTTGCTTGTCTACTAAACCAACCTTGCAACTTCCAAGCAACACCAGTATCAATTAGATATTGCCATGCTTCTAGTTCTTCCTCAACTGTCTTCGCTGGTATATATCCTTCAGCTATACCTACTGCTTGGTGTAAATCATGTACCATATTCTTATCTACCTCCATTACTTTATATTTTTTATAGTAATCTAATTCAGTTTTAGAATTAAAAACTTTCTTACCAAAGATTGCTTTACTTATTCTAACTTTTTTATTCACTTCTATTTACTTTCATTTTTAAATACTGTTAATTGTTCAGCTAATATCGAGCCTATTAATTCTAATTTTCTCTCATCTCTTTGTGTCCATGTAGAATTATTAAGTTCTATAATATCATACTTCCAACTTTGCCAATCATTAAGTATTTCTTTCATCATTTGTTCTGTCATATTTTTCCTTTAGTTTAATTGCAATAGAGAATAAACCTTTCTCTCTACATTTTTTTATTATACATTTTAATCTAAATATAAATTGTGTTTTTCTATCCATGTCTTATTGTACTTGCTCCTTTTCTTCTGTACTTCTCTTCGTAATACTCCTCATAACTTTTTTCTTTTTCATTCCATCTTAATCTTAAATCATCACCACCTACTTTGTATACACCACACATCTCCATAACTTTAAAGTCTTTCTTAAAGCATTGTGTCATACCATCAAACCTAACCAATCTACATCCATCACCAGTCCAGTAGGCACTACCATCATTATCTTCTAATGACATATTCTCATAGAAGAAATGATTTAATATTCTATAGTCATGGTCATCACCTTCGTGTCCTATATCTTCTATCTGTTTATCATTATATATATGTCTAAAGGTATACTCATGCTCACCATTTTGT